CTACCGCCATGGCACGTGGTTCCGGAAGGCGAAGACGTGGAACGAGTACTCCAGTCTCGCGGGCAAGAGCTACGAGGATATAGAGAAGCTCTATACCGAGGGTAAGCTGGAGGAGAAGGTGGCGAGATTATTCGAGCAGCTCCGGGCATTGAGAGAGGAAGGTGTCGATATCGACCAAATGCTGGATGACCAGGAGGAGTCGATGCGGGAGGTCCTGACCGGTACCACGACCGACAGTATCGCGGATAGTATCATACAGGGCTTCGCCGAGGGCAAACGATCAGCGAAGGATTTCGCCGACGATTTCCAAGAGATGTTGAATAATGCCGTCCTACAGGGAATCAAGATGAGAGCCTTGGAAGAGCCGCTCCGGAAATGGTATGAGTCGTTCGCCGAGGCGAGCGGGGCGGGATTGACGGAAAGCGATATCGCGGACCTGAAAGCGCAATACGACAAGATCGTCGAGAACGCGGCCAAGCAACTCGAGGACATGGAGAGGGTGACGGGCAACAAGATAGACTCTACCCTCACCCAACAGGCCAGAGCGGGCGCTTTCACCACGATGACACAAGACACCGCCAGCGAGCTGA